TCCCACCAGCGGCTCCACCGGGCATAGCCCGGCATAATGTCCTCCTTTTTCTGTTTTCTGACGGCCCGGAAAGACGGGAAGACCTGGGGCGATGGTTATCTATCGCCCTGGGCACCTACGTCGGCGTAGCTCAATGGTAGAGCACCTGCCTTCCAAGCAGGCAACGCGGGTTCGATTCCCGTCACCGGCTCCACTTGCTTTCATTCTTTTTCTCCTCTCCTAATGGCGGCTCGGAAAGACGAGAAGTGCCGTGCAGGCCTGGTAAACCTGCACGGTGCGCCATTACGCTCATGTAACTCAGCTGGTAGAGTAACGGATTTTTAATCCGTGAGTCGCGGGTTCGATTCCCTCCATGGGCACCAAAATACGTAACTATACTTTGCATATTTTCCGGCAAAGATGAAAGTTTGAGCATCAAAACAGAAAAATACGCAAATTGAAAGGGGGCGATGCCATGATTATTCGTCCGCAGCCGAAGCAGGAGGAATTCCTGAGCAATCCGGCAGACATCATCATTTATGGTGGAGCCGCGGGCGGTGGTTAGCAAGGTAAGACATACGCCCTCCTCTTGGAAGAGTGCCGCAACAGCGACAACCCACGATTCAACTCGGTAATCTTCCGTAGAAATAACACACAGATCTTCACGAACGGCGGTCTCTGGGATTCCGGCATGGCTCTGCTCCCTCTGATCGGCGCACAGCCGAAGAAAACCCCGAAACCGTCCTTCATCTTCCCATCCGGCGCAAAGGTAACATTCGACCACCTGGAACGTTACAGCGACTGCCTCTCTTACCAGGGCTCGCAGATCGTCTTCATCGGCTTTGACGAGCTGACCCACTTCGACGAGGATGTCTTCTGGTATATGCTGTCCCGTAACCGTTCGGACTCCGGTATTCCCGGCTATGTCCGAGCTACCACCAACCCTGACCCTGACTCATGGGTCCGCACATTCATTGACTGGTGGATTGGCCCTGATGGTCTGGCTATCCCGGAGCGCAGCGGCAAGATCCGCTGGATGATCCGAATCAACGGCGAGGTGGTCTGGGGCAATTCCCGGATGGAGCTGCTGCAGCGGCAGTTTGATGGTGACATCACCGCCGTGGACAAGAGCCACACATCGACGGATGAACTGTTCGTTCCGGATCCAAAGGACAGCAAGATCCAGATCATCGTCAAGCCCGGTGTGGAGGGCACACTGTACATAGCTACTCAGACAAAGCAGTTCTTCCAATGGTCAGGCGGTGAGTACCGGGAGCTGATGCCCCCGAAGTCCGTGACCTTCATCTGCTCCACATTGCAGGACAATGCCATCCTGATGAAGAATGACCCGAGCTACCTGGCCAACCTGAAGGCCCTGCCCCTCGTTGAACAGGAGCGGCTGCTGGGCGGCAACTGGAACATCCGTCCTGCTGCTGGCCTTTACTTCCCTCGTGACAAGGCGAAGCTCATTGACGAGATACCGGATGACCTGGTGCGTGTTGTCCGCGCATGGGACCTTGCAGGCACAGAGGACAAGAAGAACAACAACCCCGAGGACGGCCCCGCATACACGGCCGGTGTGCTGATCGGCAAGCGCAAGAGCGGAAAGCTGGTTGTCCTCGACGTTATCAATAAGCGGCTCAATGCCAGCGATGTGCGAAACCTGGTATTGACCACCGCACGAGCTGACAAGGCAGCATATAAATCCAAATACAGAATCCGCATGAACCAGGATCCCGGCCAGGCCGGTGTGGATCAGAAGGAACAGTACATAAAGCTGCTGTCCGGCTTCAGCGTCAACATCGAGCGAGAGTCCGGCAGCAAGGAAGTCCGCGCGGAGCCGCTGTCTGCTCAGTGGATCAACGGCAATGTGGAAGTCCTGAACAGACCATGGACATCAGAGTACCTGGCCCAGCTGGACGGCTTCCCAGACCGGAAGTTCAAGGATATGGCCGATGCCAGCAACACAGGCTTCCTGGAGCTGGAGAAGTTCAACACCGTATCCGTACCGAAGGACAACAGTGCCCTGGCCAAGCAGAGCTACTGGTTCAAGAATTAAGAAAGCAGGTGACAACAAGGAATGAGCGAGGAAATCGTGAAAGCCGAATCCGGCGAAGTGAAAACCGAAACCGGGCAAGCCGAGACCGCCAGAAGAATTAGCGGCAAGGAAATCGGCCGAATCGGTCAGCAGCGCTTTGGCATACACGGCAATGAATCCATCTTCATGGAGGAGTTCCTGCCTGAGCTGCAGGGCGACAAGGCTGTCCAGACCTATACCGAGATGATGGACAACGATGCGACCATCGGCGGTGTGTGGTTCGCCATTGAGATGCTGATGCGTAACACCGACTTCCAGATCGAGCCCGGCGGTGACTCCGAAATCGACAAGGAAGCGGCAGATTTCGTAGAATCCTGTATGTACGACATGGAGGAGACGTGGCCGGAGTTCCTGTCCGAGTGCCTGTCCTTCCTGCCCTACGGATGGAGCTACCATGAGATCGTGTACAAGCGCCGCATGGGCAGAAGCAACAATCCCAAAACCAACAGCAAGTACAGCGACGGCCTGGTCGGTTGGCGGAAGCTCCCCATCCGCGCCCAGGACACGCTGATCGGCTGGGAATACCAGCCGGACTCTGATGACCTGACCGGCATGACCCAGATGCCGGCTCCCGACTATGTCAAGGTCACCATCCCTCTCAATAAGGCGCTGCACTTCAAGACCCGATCCCGCAAGAACAACCCGGAAGGCCGCAGCATTTTCCGCAATGCCTACCGTGCATGGTACATAAAGAAGCGCCTGGAGGAAATCGAATCCTACGGCATGGAGCGGGACCTGGCAGGCTTCCCTGTCCTGTATGCTCCCGCAGGCATCAACATCTTCGACCCTGACGATCCCGAAATGGTTCGGCTCCTGGCCTATGCTCAGAGCCTCGTGTCCGGCATCCGCCGCGATGCGATGGAGGGCATCGTGCTGCAGAACGGAACCCCGGATTCCCCCGGTTGGAAGCTGGAGCTGCTGGCATCGTCCGGCAAGCGGCAGTTCGACACCAACGCCATCATCGAGCGCTGGGACAAGCGAATTGCTACCACGGTCCTGGCTGACTTCGTTATGCTCGGTCAGCAGCAGGTCGGATCCTTCGCCCTGGCTGACAGCAAGACGAAGATCTTCGCTTTGGCAATCGGCGCCTACCTGGAAGTCATCTGCGAAGTGTTCAACAACCAGGCCATCCCCCGCCTGATCGATGCCAACGGCGACAAGTTCAAGGGCATCACCGACTATCCCGTCATGACCCATGGTGACATTGATGAAGTGGACATGGTACAGCTCTGCACCTACATCGAGAAGCTGGTGGGCGTCGGTCTGCTGACACCGGACGAGGAGCTGGAGAAGATGCTCCGCCGCGCGGGCAACCTGCCTGAGAAGCTGGAAACCGACACCCCCAAGGAGATGCAGCCCGGCGAGGATCCCAACGCAGACCCCAACGCGGAAACCCCTGAAAGCAAAACAGTCTACAAGGTGAAGAACATCCTTCGTGATTACACAAAGGGTGAAAGCACCCGTGATGCTGCAACTGAATTGCTTCGGGATATCGGCCTGGATGACAAGAAAATCAACTTCCACCTGAACGAAGCGGATAAGATTCGGGCAGAACAGGAGAAGCGGAAGCAGGAAGACGCGAAGCTGAAAGCGCAGAATGCCGCTCAGAAGCCCGGGAAGGCACCTCAGAACCGTCGGAAGAAGAAACAGGAAGAAACACCTGTGGACGACGAAGAGGACGCGAGAAAGGCTCAGGAGGCCAAAAAGAGCCTGGGAAGGGAGTGACCTGAATGGCAGGATTCTATAAAACCGGAGAGACGAAGAAACGTCCCGGTGTGTACATGCGGATCGTCAACCGTGGAGCGGATGCAGTCAGCGCGGAGATCACCATCCCTGCAGCACCGACCCCTCCGGAGCTGACGGAAGAGCTGATCGTGTCGTACAGAGCGGGAGTCGTGCGGCTCACACTTCCGCTCGGCTGCACTGTTACTCACGATGGATCTGGAAACGTAACACTGTCCGGTCTGGAATCGGTAGTGTATGACGATGAAGGAAATGTAACGATAGGAGGTTAAACATGGCAACAGAACTGAAAAAGCTCACGGTCGATGCCAGCAACGGCTCATTCACATTTGAAGTCGTTGACGCAGAGGCCCGTGAGAAAGCAAACGCGGCGAAAGCCGCTGCCGAGGCCATCAAAGTGCCCACGGCTCTGCCCAACCCGAACACGCTGACCTTCACCGGCGGCGCAACGGGCACCTATGACGGATCCAAGCCCGTCACCATCAATATCCCGACCGGAGGTTCCGGTGAACCTGGCGGTGCGAATGTGACCCTCGACACCACCCTGACCCAGAGCGGACAGGCGGCTGATGCTGCGGCTACCGGCGCGAGATTGACCGCACTGGAACAGCTGGGCGGCATCACCGTCATGGAGCCTGCGGACGATGATATCCCCAAGGTCTTTTTCGGTGATGCACTTCAGCAGACCAAGGACGAAAAGGTGGTATCTTTCCGCTATATCTCCAAAACACAGGACATTTCCGGTTATGCTGAAATCAAGGCACAGGGCAACAGTTCCATGAACTATCCCAAGAAGAACCAGACCGTCAAAATGTTTGCGGATAAAGAATGCGCCGAAAAACTGAAGGTCGATTTCAAGGGATGGGGCAAGCAGAACAAGCACGTTTACAAGGCGAACTGGATTGACCTGAGCCATGCCCGAAATGTGGTGTCTGCCCGTCTGTGGGGCGATATCGTGAAAACCCGTGCCAACTATGCGGAACTGCCTGAACTGCTGAGAACGTCCCCCAATCAGGGTGCAATCGATGGATTCCCGGTCACGGTCTATGCGGCTGGTGTGTATCAAGGCAGATATACCCTGAACATCCCGAAAGACAAGTGGATGTCTAACATGGATGATAAGCTGGATACCCATTGCATCCTGTGCGGTGAAGGCTATAAGTCTGGCTGTTTCCGTGAAGCATCTGTAATACAGTGGACGGATGAAATCCATGACGCAATGCCCGACTCTATCAAGAACCGCTGGATTGAGGTTATCAATTTTGTAATGAACAGTACCGATGATGAGTTCAAGGCGAATTTGGGGAATTACTTCGATGTGCCCAGCCTGATCGACTATCACCTTTTCGGTCTGGCATCCTGTGGCATTGATGCCTATGGCAAGAATCAGCTTTACATGACCTTTGACGGTCAGACGTGGATTGCATCCATGTATGACATGGATAGTACATGGGGTTTATATTGGAACGCAAGTA